ATGGTCTGCTTAACTTGCTCTCTAGCAGCATAAAGCTCACGCAGGGTCACAATGATTTGTGACGTGTCGAGCATATCAATGGCGCCTTTTAAGCCGCCTTTTTCTGACATTGCCGCCCATGCAGTCACAGGGAATAGCTTGTTATCCACACCCTCTGTGAACAACCTGCCCAACTCTTTAAATTCCGCATTGAACACACCCACGGCTTTGCACGCCTTTGTCAACAGGTAAATGCGTTGGGTAAGGTTGTCTAATTCCTGCGCTTGATCTTCATACTCGCAATAGTCAGGAACAGGAATCATTGTCCCTGTTGTGGTGGTTGCAAGCAAAGGTTTTGGGCATGGGAAGAATTCTTCAAGCTCTAGCGGGTCGTCCCTTTCATCTAGCGCTTGTGGATAACTATCGGCAAGCCAACACACCTTTTTGGTGCGTTTGTTCCAAATCTCATAGACCTTGGCTTTTTTTTCATAGGTTGATTTGGCGGTCATTGGATTTTTGCCATCCAAATCCGTGTTTTGGCTAGTCAAACTGACATTAGCAAACACATCACCAAAACGTTCTAGACCTTCTTCTTTGGTCATGTAAACGCATCGTGCCACCCACCACACTTCATCCCAAGTGCGTGCGGGGCTATGCATGAAGTCGCACCAATACACATAGTCAATGGGCGAATGCGCCGCATCTATGCGTTCGTTTGGCATTTCTTGGACGTTGGACACTTGACCTTCTTCAAGCTCGCCCAATGCCTCATTTACGATTACAGGCTCATATCGAACCCAAGCCGTGCCACGACCAGGCAGCAATCGGTCTTCCACCACGCCGCGCATTGCGTTGTCAAAGTCGCCAAATTGTGTGGTTTCGTACTCAATCACACGTTCCAACATGGTTGCAGCCAAGCGGCCAATCGGGTCGCTGTCCATGTATCGGCGGGACACTTCGGGCTTTGCCATGCGCCCATAAAGGCTAGGGAATAGAACTTGGATGTTTGACCATAGGATGTTGTATTTCACCCTTGGCATTTCGATGGCATCGCGCTCATCACGGTAGCGTTTGACAACCTTTTGACCGCGCTTTTGCCACTTGTCAAAAACTTTAGTTGCCGCCTCTATTTGGTCATGCCAATAGGGGCCTGGGTCTTCACCCTCATACGCACCGTTTTCTTCGTACATGATTAGTTACCGCTTGCAAAGAAGAATGTCACATCCAATGTGCCGCCTTCGGTAAAGTAAAGACTTGTTCCAATATTGGCAGGGAAACGATGGAATCCTACGGCAGGGGTAATAGTTCCTGATACAACTGTGCCGCTTGCGCCGCCATCAGTTAAAACCATTGTGCCTGCGCTAGTGCTGTTAACGTAAAAACCGATCAGTTGGCATGGGCCTGTCGAAACCGCCCCTGTTGCTGTCATGTTTTTGTAAGCACCGACTTCTGCTACTGGCTGGCTCATATTCTGACCTCTCTAGGTTGTTGAATTTCGTATTCCCACAATTCATCTAATGTGATGGTCTGCAGGGTTTTGCCTTTAGGTGGCGGCTTATCACGTTCATCTTGGCGGTATGCCACCGCTAACATTCTAAACGCATCTGCGGGGTGAGAACACCAATCATGGCGGGGTGTTTGACGAAAAGTTTTTTTGTCTTCATCGTATTCACGTTGGTATTGGCGCAAAGCTTCTATCCCCTCATCGCAAATCGGGTCAAAGTAACAGCGGGGCAATATCATCCTTACGGCTTGAATACCATCTTGAACACCAATTTCAGGGACTATGGCTAGTTTGCTCATGCCCCCAAGATGGGCTGCTAACTGCTCCACAATGGATTTGCCGCCGCTTGCCAAGGTTTTAGCCCGTGCGTCATGCGGCAAGAAGTGTTTTGTGTACCGATAGCCCTTGTCAACGACTACCCGCGCTATGTCTTCAATACTTGCGCCTGAGACAGCGTAGTAGTCCATTACGTGTATCTCGCCTCTTACGACTTGATACCACCAAATAGCTGTGTCGTCCCTGTACCCCAAGTCCCAAGCGGTAAAAACAGGCATTTCAGGGTCAAACTTAAGCTCACGAATGCGCCCATCATAGTCAACCTGACGCATTTCTTGGCCGTAAAACGCACCTAAGATGGCGGCATCAAAGCTGCATTCATACTCTTGGTCGTATTGGTCTTGGCTTAGTTGCTGTTGGGCGGCTTGTAATTCTGTGTTTGGCAAAAGCTTGGAAACACTTGCAGGCAAGCGCAACAAAAACCAATCGGGCGTGTTTTGGCTTACACGGTAAATGTCATGAAATTGGTTTTTGCCTTTGGGCGTACCGCCAAACACCGCCCAACCCAACCTATCGGACAAAGTGGGGCGAATGACGTTTCCCCAAACGCTAGGCTTGAAGTCGCCATATTCATCAAGATAAACACCGTTAAAGCCTAACCCGCGCATTGCGTCTGCGTTGTCAGAGCCAAACAGCATGATCTTTGCGCCGTTAATTAGCTCCACCGTTAGGTCGGCTTCATTGGTGTTTTTGGTGATTGGTGCTGCGTAATGCTTTAGGTAGTCCCATGCTACGCGCTTGGCTTGGCTTCTAAATGGCGCTATGTAGGCGTATTGGGCAATTCTGTTGCCTTCAGTAATGGCACGCTTGATTAGGTCGTTAATTGCGGCTACGGTTTTGCCTGCCCTTCGATGTGCCACTAAACACGCCCAACGCTCCGTTCTTAGATGAAACGGCATAAATGCGCTTCTTGGCGCATAGGGAATGATTACTTCACGGCTTCCCACTTAACAACCATTTCTATTGGGCCTTCATCCGCGCCCGTTATCTCTGTCCTAGCAAGTTTAGGCACATGGTACTCGACTACGCTTTGGAATAGCTCAAAGGCTTTTGCAGGGTTGGGTTTTATGCCTTCGTCAGGAATGCCCTTTGCAACGCTATCTAGCCATTCTTCTAGTCGGTGTGCGTTACCATCCACGAACATCGCTATCGCCTCTCTAGCGGCCGCTGTGACCTTATTAGGCGTACCTGAAGACCTGCCGCCTGTCTTTGGTCTAGTTTTATCTACTTTAGATTCGGTAGTCATATGAAATCAATCCTTTATGCACTAAGCAATGTTAGACGCATTAAGCATTCTCATCTCTCATCTTGATAAGCCCGTTTAGCATTCTAGACTTGGTGTTGAACCATTGCTTACTGAAGTCGCAATTATTGTAGTGGTCGAACTCAGGAATGCCTAGGGTGTAGTGGGCTATCTTAGCGTTAGGGTTTTGTTCTTCCCCTACTAATACGTTCCATTCTTTCGGTAACTCACCGATTTGCGTATCGGCAAGCCAACCGAATCGGTGCAGAAATGTGCCATCGTTTGCGTTTACATATTCAGGTGTCAACACTTTGTTCATTGGGTTGGCGCAATTCCATAGGATTAGGCTTGACCAATTCTTTCTAAGGTAGTTCCTGTTGGCGGCTTCCATAGGTGTCCCTATGTACTTTTTAGGGTGTTTGGTCACGTAGTTGTGTTTGACCACCTGCACGGCTTTTGTAGGGTCGAACAAGTCATTCAGGTCTTTAATGTTAGCAAGCATTAACATATCGCTTGCATCCATGAAGATGGCTTTGCCTTTAAAGTTTGTGAAGTAAGGCACTAGGAAACGCTGATAAATGAATGCGTTTGTACCGTCCCTTTGGCTTCCGTAGAAAGGCGTGATGGCTACAGGCTCTGATGTGCGCTCTATCAAAGATTGGCAAAACACATGGAAGCCTACGGCCTCTCTTGGGTCGTAGCCTGCAAATATCCGAATCATTTAAGGGTTAGCTTGTATAGCGTACTATCAATAAGTGCGGCTATTTCGTCAATGATGTTTTGCAGTTCGGATTCTTTTGGCATGGCCTTGCGGTTTTTCTCAACGTAATCCTTCAGGCTTTCCAAGTAACGCACGGGGTCTTTAGCGTTGTGGAAGTTTTCGGGAAATGTTTTGATTTTTTCGTAACAGCCTGCGTAGGCTTCGGCAAAATCATCAGTTCGCTCGATGATTTCTGTATAAAACGCGCCCAATGCCATATGCACGGCAAAAGAATCGGTTGCCAAATGCATGAAATGCGTAATTGTTCCTGAGTGCAGCAATGTGCTGATGAAGTCAGCTACGTCTTTTTGGTTTGGGTCTTTTTCGTAAGCCATAACATCCCTTTAAAAATGGGGGGCGTGCTGCCCCCCTAAGACAACTGCAACACTATTCTACACAGGTAAAGGCACATCAGCAGGCCACAGCCCACGCTTGCATAGTAAAAATACGGTAGCTCTATGGGCGTTGTTCCACATTATTTGACGTTCTAACTTGTTTAAGTCTTTGCCTTGGTCAATCTCATAGTGGCAATTTAGGCAGAGTGCAGCCACCAAGTTATCGTCTGCCTTTACGCCTCTGCCCTTGCCGCCACCCCAATTGCTATGTGCTGCCTGCACCATGTGTTCTGCACCGCAATGCTGGCAGGGTAGCTCAGTCACCAGCTTAAGCAGCTTTCGGCTTCGGACGTATTGGTGTTTAGGAATCATTGGTGTGCCTTATCTTGCATTCGGTTATTAGCTTGTTGGGTGCGCCAAATCTCTACGTCTAACCTTGCCGCTTCCAATTCCCACCGCAAGGTTTCTTCCTGTTCTATTGCTGCAGCCAAGCCTTTAAGAAGTTGCTGGTAGCTAGGGTCTGCATAGGCTTCACGTTCCTGTGCGTTGGCGGCTTCATAGCCCATAGTGAGGGCTTCTTTCATCAGCAGGGCTTTTTTGGATTTTCTAAATTCTTCAAGGTACACCCGCTGCGCTTTAGCTGCGCCATAGGCGGGGGCTTTTTCTCTTATGTCCTGAGTCTTTTGCTCAATCATTTAATCACCCCCAATACTCTTAAAGCCGCTTCAGGGCCATCCACCACCGCCAATGTGCCGCCGTTCCATGCCCCGTGCCACTTAAGTTGGTCTTCAGTAAGTTTGCGTTGAGATGTGGATTTATGACCGTCTTTGACCTCCATGAGCAAAGTGGTTTGCCGATAACCCACCAGTAGGTCAGGTACGCCCTTGCCAACGGCAGCCAGGGACTGAACCGTAGCTCCAGCGGCACGTAGAGCCGATACCACCTCAAAGTGATTTTTATCAACACGCGACGCAATCCTCATAAATGTTTCCAATTAATTCCACGAATTGCTTTTTGCATTGTGTCTTTGCAAACACCATATTCTTTTGCAAGCATTTTGTAAGTAACTAATCGGGGTTTATATTTTTTTCTTGCTTCTAAAACTTGCTCATTAGTTAAAAGTGAAAAACCATTTTTTTCTCCTTTAGCTTGCCTATTTTTTTCAAATTTATCTTTTTGATTGTCGGCATGAGTGCCAAGAACAATGTGATTAGGGTTGCAACAAGCGGGGTTGTCGCATATGTGCATGGCAATTAAATTGTTGATTTTTTCCCCTGTTTTTTTTTCATAAGCAACACGATGCGCCAAAGCCATGAAGCCATCATTCCGTAAACGACCGTATCCCCATTTATTCAATTTCCCTAACCAATTCCAACATTCTTTTTCCGATTTAATGTCAATCAAACTCCAAAAATCTTTCTTTTTCAATCCATAAGGTTTGTAAACTGGAACATCAAACCCTTGCTTTCTTGCTTTGTATCTATCAAAACGTGAAGACAAATCAAAATCAGAAATTGATTTCATAAAAGCTCCTTAACAAAGTTGATGCAATCATAGCATCAATTAGCATCAACTTTCGCCGCCCTCATGCCTCAACCGATTCATTCTGTTCCGCAGGTCGGCTAATGCCGATTCCCCACGAAATTTGGCTATGTCTAATGACATTTTTTGCCACCAGGCTCGGGCATCGCCCATTTCCATCATTCTTTTCCGATACCTGCTCATCCATTCCCTTGCTTCGCAATCCTTGAAATGCTCCATCTGTTCCTGCGTCACCTGTCATCTCCAATGCCTGTAATACGATTTGTGGGGGGTAATTTGTACCATCTTTTACCCCGTCAAGGATGGCATGGGCTTGGTAGTAATTCATTGGCTTAAGATTCTCCAAG